AGCATAAGTTATGGGTAAACTTAAATCTAAATATGCAAAAGGAGTAGATGATTTATATATAGATAAGTCTCTTAATGATGCTGAATCTGAGAGGATGTTAAAAGTTAATACTCCTAAAAAATCTTTAAAATCTCAATATGAAGAAAACAAAGGAGGTTATCAAAGAGCATTAGCTTCTGGTAAAAAAGATAGCAAGGGTAATGTTATAGATCCTAAAACAGGGTTAACTTATAAAGTATTAAATAAAACTAATAATTCTAATACACCTAATAAAATATTATCTAAAACTACTGAAACAATTATTAAAGATATTCCTAAGCAAAAAGTTAGTTTAGCTCCTATTAAGCAGGCTAGTGTTAATGAAATAACTACTAATCAATTATTAAAAGGAGAAAATGAAAAAAGGGCTTGGGAATTATGGCCTAATGCAAATGACCCTAAAAATAAAAATAAATACCCTGTAAATACTATATTTAATTCTTTAAGTAATAAAATATTACCAAAAGTTAGTACTATTATTTCTAAAAAAGATACTAGTATGGGACCATTTAAAAAACAATCTAAAGATAATACAGTTACTGTAGAAGCTAAAAGAAATCCAATTCCTTTAGCAAAATTAGGCCCAGGAGCATTTAATAAAAATCCTAATTATATAATACCTCAATTTACAATTGGGCCTAAAAGAAAATAATCTAATAAAAATTATTATAAACAACAACAATTAAACGTATAAAAATTAATTATGGAAAATAATGTAAATTCATTTGTATTTGATGATAGCACTTTTGAAGAAAAGAAAGTAGATGAAACTGAATTATCTCAAGAAGAACTAGAAGCAAGTATAGAAAAAGAAACTAAGGAATTAGAAACTACAACTACTGAAACTGTAGAAGATAATCCTTTTCAAATACTAACTGATTTGTTAGTAGAAAATAGTATTGTAGATACAGAACTATTAGAGAAAGGAGATTATTCTGATAGTGCAGAAGGTATTTTAAGTTTAATTAATGATACTGTTGATAAAAAATATCAAGAGTTTATTAATGAAAAATTCTCAGATGAGAAATATAAAACTGTATTAGACATTTTAGATAACGGAGGAGATTTATCTGATATTGCTAAAATATATGATCAAGTTGATTATTCAGCTATTGATCTAACTATTGAAGGTAATGATGAAATGTTAGTTAGAGATTTTTATGAAAGAAGTAATCTATCTGAAAAAAAGATAGAAGCTTTAATTAAAAATGCTAAAGATGATGGATCTTGGGAAGAAGAAGTTAATATGGCACACAGTGCCTTAGTTAATATGCAAATAGCAGAAGCTAAAGCTTTACAGGAATCATTAGCTTATAATAATGAGCAAGCTCAATTAGATGCTGAACAAGCACTAGAAGACTTTAAAAAATTAGTATTTTCTAAAGATGAAATAGCAGGATTTAAGTTAGACGAAAAAGGAAAACAAAAGTTTTTTGACTATTCTACTAAACCTGTTAATAAACAAGGTCAAACTCAAATGGAGTTAGATTATGCTAATGTTGATAAACAATTAGAAAATGCGTATATGTCTTTTATTAATTACAATAAAAAAGATTTAGAAACTAAAGCTAATTCTGAAGCTAGTGCTAAACTAGCAAAGAGTATTACTTCTCTTAAAGATAAAACAAGTAAACAAGGATCTAATAAAGAAACTGATTCTATCTTAGATGATGTACTATTTTTTGGATCATAATTAAAAACGTAAAACAAAAATAAATATAATAATAAAAAATGGCAGAATTACAAATTAATCAAAGTGCTCTTCCTAGAGTATTCTCCACTAAGAGTACCTCTGGGTTAACTGACCTTAATCAACTGGATCACTTGTTTGCAAGAGAACCTGAGAAGATGGGTCTTGTAGTATCCTATCTTGTTAATAAGACTATGCGTAATCCTTTGCAGTGTATCACTGATGCAGTTGGAAGGATGGAGACTAGGACTATTGAAGATATTAGATATACTTGGGATGTTCAAGGAACAAACAAAAAAATTGTTAGAATTGTAGAATCTCCTTCTGCATCTGTAACTAATGCTGGTATAGGTGGTGTACCTGTAACTGTTATCTTAGATGATAAATGGTTTTCAGAAGTAGATGTTGTTAGAACTGATAAAGGTAATGAAGTACACATCTCAGGTGAGCCTGTAGAAGTAGAAAATGGATTTAGATATAAATTGGTATTTGCTGACGCAGGTAGGTATTTTGATCCTTCTGAGATTGCTGTAGGAGCAGGTCTTACCAGATCTTATTCTCCTGTAACTGAGCTTTCTGATAGAGGTGGTAAAACTGAGTTCTATGGAATGAGTAAATACTACAATATCATGACTAAGATGAGAAAAGAACACGCTTACTCTGGAGATGCTATTGCAACTAAAACTGTAATTCAACTTCCTAAAGGTGATGGTACTTTTGCTTCTACTTGGTTAGATTGGGGTAAATGGACAGCTATGACTCAATTCTCTCAAGAAATTGAACATGCTATGTTGTATGGACAATTCTCTGAAGGTACTCTTAAAGGACCAAATGGTAAACCTATTATCATGGGTGCTGGGTTGAGACAACAAATTTCTAAAGGTAATATTAGATACTACAATAAGCTTTCTTATGATTTCTTAATGGCTTATTTAATGGATCTTTCTTATGCTTCTCAAACTTATGGTGGTGCTACTAAATTCATGGCTCTTACTGGAAAGCAAGGTATGATTGAATTTGATAGAGCCATTCAAGAAAAATATAAAGGTTTAGGTATTGTATTCTCTGACAGTAAATTTGTTACTGGAAGTGGTATGAACTTGTCTTTTGGTTCTCAGTTTAAAACTGTTCAATTCCCTAATGGTATTGAGTTGACAGTTGGTGAATGTCCTCTTTATGATGATATTAACATTAACAGAGAGCGTCACCCTCTTACTGGATTTCCTGTAGAGTCTTATAGATTTACTATTTTTAACATTGGTGATAATGCTTCTGGAAGTAACTTTGTTAAGATTGTTAGAAAAGGAAGAGAGAACTTGAGCTTACAAGTAGATGGTTTTGTTGATGCCTCTGGTGCTTCTAAAACTAACTTCTCTAAAGCTGCTTCTAGTTTGGATGGTGTTAAGATTGATATGTTAACTGAGTTTTCAGTTATGTTAAAAGACCCATTGTCAGCAGGTGAGCTCATACTTTCTATTTAACTAGTTGCTAATCAATAACTTATGAAATTAGAATTTATCATTAATTAATACTATATTTATCTTATGAAAAACCAAATATATAAAATAGTAAATTTAGTTAATGGTAAATTCTACATAGGTTTATCTGTTAATGGTGGGATGAAAAGATATTGGAAACATATGTCTGAAGCAAGATGTGGAAGTCCTTTTCCAATACATAAAGCAATTAGAAAATGGGGAGAAAGAAATTTTGAACTATATATATTTCATACTCTAGAAGAAGGTAAAGATCCTAAAGAGCTTTATGATTTAGAAAAGCATTATATTGCTTTACACAAATCAAATGATAAATTTATAGGATATAATTTAACTGCTGGAGGAGATGGTACTATTGGAAGACTTCATTCAGATAAAACAAAAGATAAAATTAGACAAAGAGCAATTGGGAGAAAAGCAAGTGAAGAAACTAAGGCTAAAATGAAAGCTTCAGGTTTACAAAAAACATCATCAGGTAAAACTGCTAATAGGCCAATCAAAGCATTTAAAAATGGTATTTATTTAGGAGAATATAATTCTATGACTCAAGCATCTGCTGATTTAAATGTTTCTGTAGAAGGTATTAGAGGATATTTTGATAAATGTTGGAAACAAATTAAAGGGTATACTTTTGAAAAAATTAATAAAAACGAAGAAAATTTCCATGTTGTTGACAATTAATAGGGAGCAGGAATTTCTTGCTTCTTATTTTTATTAATACTACATTTGTAAAAAATTAAAAACATATAAAATAATATAACAATATGAAATATAAAATTAAAAGAATTTCCACTTTTAAGTGGGGACCAGAAATTGATGGTAAAAGACATTTTGAGGTGGATAATAGTAAAATTACTATTACTGCAGGATTAGATAGAGTTGGTAATTTTAATACAGGATTATCTAAAACTGATGAAGAAAGATTTGAAAAAATGAATTCTAAACCAGAAGGTTATTATAATAACAGAAGTAATTTTTGGTGTGGTGGGGAATTATTTGGAAGTGTAGTAGAACCTTGGGTTTATACACATATTACAGATACAGGTTCTGATGGATTTGATAAAGGTATTACTTTAGATACTAGTATTCCTGAAGAAGAATTTAAAGTACTAGTTCTCTTAGCTCAAAAACAAGTTAATACTAAAGATAGAAAATCTTCTGATGCTGTATTAGAATTAGAATCATTAGAAGATAAAATTGATGAAATTGTAGAATTTAGAAGTCTTAAATCTAAAGCATATTCTATCTTTGATCAATTGACAGAAGAGTCTAAAAGAAAATATTACACTATGCTAGAAGGTAAATCTTCTAAAGGTATTATACTTAAAACTTTAGATTTTGCACTTAGTAATTATATTGAAAGCCCTACTAAAGTTAAAAGATTTATTGATTTAGTTACAGATGCTTCTGTAGATGAAAAGTTTAAATACCAACAATTAGTAGATGCTAAAGTTATTGAAAAGTATGGTAATAAATTTATTTATGAAGGTAAAGAGTTAGGTAGAAATTTACATGAAGTGTTTTTATTCTTAAATGAAAAGAAAAACTCAGAACTTAGATCTGCTCTTATGAAACAATATTTGGCTTCTTATGAAGAAGTAGTATAAGTATGATACAAGATTGGCATACACAAATAAAAGTAAAAACTAATTCTCTAGACAAGCAGTCTTTTACTAGACTGCAACCAGAGATAGTAGATATATTTATCAATGATGCTATAGATCTATTTGTAAAAACTAGATATGTTAATTTTGAAACTACTCAAAAAAGGTCTGATGAATTAAATCCTTTAATTTCTGAACCTACTTCTTTAGAAATACAAGAAAAGGACGGTTATTATAAAGCAATTTTACCATCAGATTATTTTT